AAGAACAAAAAAACCCCACTCTTTTCAGAATGGGGTTCACAATGTTTAACTCAAAACTTCATCTTCGAAAAATTAAGCACATGTTCCCCATTCACCATCTTGTGGATGCTGTTGTGGCTGGGGTTGGATATGTACAAAATTCTTCATAACTATAGCAATAAATCTTAAAAAATGATAGTGCAAATATAGCACTTAAAATCATAAATACAAACTTTTTCGAAAAATTTTTCAAAAAAATATTTTTTTGTGAAAAAAAAACGCACCTTATATATGATAACAAGGTGCGTTTAATCTTTCTTTTGAAAAGTCAAGTCTAAAATTTTACATAACCCCTATCAGGCGATAAAATTTTAAAAGTCACATCTAACTTTATCTGACCTAACTTAATATCACTATTAAGCAATGACCCTTTCATTTCATAAATACTTGGATAGCACAAATTTTTCTGCATTTATATAAAGTAATAAGTATTTATAATAAATTTTGCTTTGTGAAAAAGAAAGAATTTATAAAAATAATCAACGAAGAGATTTCCAATTTTGATTTTTTAGGTAGTGAAAAACGTCTTCAAGAAGAAAACGATTTGAGATTGTTGTCGAGTGAAGATTTTCAAAAGCAATTTATTTGTGATTCATTACTCAGTATCAATGATTATAGAAAAACTGAAAGAAATAGAAAAATAAAAATTAATGTAACGGATGCAACAATTGATGGTGATTGGGAAAATGATTTTGGTGACGCATCGTACTTAACATTATTTTATGGTCTTGAAATTGAATATAAACATGATGAAACACAAGCACCTGTAAAATTTACATTGATTTTTGATTCAGACAAAATTTCAATTGGAAAGGGTGGTTATTATACACCTGCAAGACTTGGTGGTACACCTGATACTGATAGAGAAGCTGAAGGTGAGGCGTATTTCACACACTTAAATTGGGATGATATTCAAGTGACCATGTGGAGTCCCGATGGTGATGAAATAGATTTCCTTGCATTTAAACATGCCCCACGTAACATTCAAACACTGTTTATTAGAGAATATACTGAAGGTTTTATTGAAAACAGAACGCTATCTATTGAAGACAATAGTAGTCGTTATAATAATATGTCAAAATCACCATATTGTTAAAATGACAGACGAAAAAAAACAAATATTAGACAAAATCAATAAGCAGATTCTTAAATTAAGAAATGAAATGTTAGATAGATTTCCGGCAGTTCATGAAATTGAGGATGGCTTTATTATTCGTTTTTTCACCGATTGGGATAGTTGTGATGACAACACTAAAATAAGATATAAAAGAATAATTAACGTAAACAAACCAGATGAAAAGGTAGTTTTCTTTTTTATCCCAAAAGGTGCAATTCTTGAACACAGAAAGAGAGATTATATTGGTTGTATAACATGTATTAATGGTGGTCTTGAGCTTGAAATTGGGGATAAGACAGTACTTCTTGAAGCATATACTAAAATTTGCTTAGAAGATAATGAATTTCATGGCAAGGCTTTGGAAAATACTTACTTAATCACAACCAATAAGGTATAACTACCACTTTTTTAATCTGCAATGTGATTTTGGACTTCTTACCTTTGCTGGCATATAGCAGCCACAGAGTGCGCATGTATTATTCCTTTTTAGTTTATCACAATCAACACAGATTGTGATTCTTTTTTTTGCCATTTCTTCAGTTTCGGGATTTGGAAAAGCAAAATTTTTCCAACCATTATAAATTTCTGACAGTCTACTCATAATACTAACGATAGATAATTCTACCACCCTTACTTACAATAATATTCTGATATGGATTGTTTTTCGTTTCCCAATATATATTATGTAATACTTCAGATGATGTTAATGCATTATCGTAAATCCTTAATTTTTGAATTCCACCGATAAATGCTGAATCAAAATTTTGCTCTATTGTTAGGTTGTTTTTTCTTGGGTCTTGTACTAATATGTCTGCTGCTGTATAGCCAAATCCAGTTATAAATAACGGTATGCCAGCATTAAATATATCACTGGATTCAATTAAAATACCAATGTTAATAAATTGCTGACCAGTATTATCATTTATTCTGAATACACATTTCAATGGTTTCCACATACCAAAACCAGAATCAAATACTGTTTCGCTGATAATATTAATGTCAACATTACCGTATGGCAATATTGATATTTTTTTGGTTGCACCGATTCTGAAGAAACCAGCATCAAATACCGACAATTCAACTACGTAATCCCTGTTTGATAAAACTGAAACAGGATGATTATATTTAATATAATATGAATTTCCTGTTGTACCAGTAAATTCAATGCGCATCACTGTCATTGGAATCATCACCATTGGATTACATTCGTCAATACCATAAAATGTTTGACTGTCAGCACTTAACGATAAACCACTTAAATATGTGCTTCCTGTTGGGGGAATATAACATTCTGCCGGAATTGGATTTGCTTCAACAAAGAAATTATTTTCAATGTATGCTGTGTCTTGTCCCGTATATAATTCGTATGTTTGATAATCATAATGCCATGAATGTTTTAAGCCAAATGAACCACCGCCCCAGCTAATTGAATATGGGACACCTATTTGTTTTTCTTTGTCATTAATAAGTGCTTTAAAATAAAATTCGGGGAATTCGTTAATTGTCCAAACACTGCGTCCGTTAACGAAGAATTTTAATTTGCCAGTTCTTTGTTTTGCGCATTCAAGCAAATCCGGGTCTTCGATTATTGAATCAGGTGTGAATGTTATTGTAATCCATGTAAAACCAGTTCTTTCAATTATTGCACCCGAAGCGTTTGTTACAATTAAGCCGTCTTTATTGATATATTTGTAAGCCAAATGCTTGTCTTCAGTTAATTCGAAAGCAATTACATTATTTTTTATGTTATCGAGCGGATTGGGTTGTGAATATGTAGCTTCCATTCTTTCTTCAAAAACACCAAATCCACTCTTTATTGTTTGATTTTCCTGAATCGCATCCAAGTAATTATCAAAACTTGTTGTTACGCCAGTTGTTGTTATACCTGTCATTGTTTCGCCAGAAAAATATGGATTATATTTGTCTTCTGCACGAGCACCCATCATTAAGAAAATACCTTCTGAATCTGGATATAGATATAATAGTGTTTCAATCGTAATACCCGTATTATAGCGTGCCGGAAACAATTGATAATTAAATCCATTCAATTTAAAGAATCCTTGCAAATAACCACCTGCCAAATCAAAATAATTTGAAGTACCACCAGTTACTGAAGTTGCGCTCATTGGAAGATATTCCGTTGTTACCGTAATACCACTTGTTTGTCCGGTTGTTGGGTTTTGTACTTCATTATAACCAACCCTGTGCATTGAAAATAATGTGTCGTTGGGTGTTAATGTAAATCCGCTCCATATAATATCGGTTCTTCCGTTATCGAAACCAGTTAAACCGAAATCAATAAGATTAATATTGTCTGAAATTGCACCTGCCCATTTGGTTAAGCTAAATGCAGTTAAACCCGTATTCCAATCAATCCATGATTTAATGTTAGTTAAATCAATGTGTATTGCCAAATTGTCGGTAATTATGTCGTTTAAGCATTCTAAATTCATTTCGTACTGGAATTTAATATAAATACTAATGCTATTTAAATAGAAATGAGTATTTATAAAAAATGATTTTCAATGGATAAGGATAATAAGAAACGACTTTTTCAATTAATGGAAAGTGTTGGCGGGATGTCATTGAACGAAATTGATTGGGAAGGTGAATTCAGTGATGTTTCAAAAGAATGTATGAATGTTGAGGCATTGAAAGAATATCTCAATAAAGTATTGTCTAATCAGGAATTGCCTTCAGATAAAAGAACTAAATCATCGTTACTTGTACACAATAAAGCAATTCCGTTTGATGAAAAAGGAGAAATTGATGTACAGGCTTTTATTGATAACATAACAGCATACCCCCCAAATATTATCAGTCAAAACGAAAAAATGGGAAAATCTGGTACTGATAATTCAATAACATTTAATATCGGCATACCTGCATTGCGTGGGTTAGTATATGATATGGATAATAAAGAATTTTATATTATAAACACTTGTCCCGGTGCAGGTTCTTGCCAGAGAGTGTGCTATGCAAGACGTGGAAGATATGTTTTAATACCATCAATATTTGTAAAGCAAACAAGAATTTTAAACCTGTTGTTAAATAAACCAGATGAATTTAAAGAAATATTGAGGCGTGAAATTGAAATAGTGGCATTGAAAAATAAAGGTAAAAAATTACTTTTCAGATGGAATGATGCTGGTGATTTTTTCTCAAAAAAATATTTTCAAATTGCTGCAGATATAACACGTGAATTAAAAAGCAAAGGATATAATTTTGGCTCATATGCGCATACGAAAATGGGTGATGTTTATAACTTGAATGACCCTGATGTGACCTTGAATTTTTCTGTCGATGCTACCGAAAAAGAAAAAGGGAAGGTTGATTTAACGCAAGCAAAAACATCTGAAATAGTGTCCTCAGATATTTTTAATGATTTGTTTATTAGAAAAGGTCCGCATTTTGCTGTGGACGATAAAGGCAAATTAATACCAAAAGACGAAAACAGCATTGCTACATTAAAGCAAAGAATTGCTGATAAGTATAATGCAGACATCAATACTTTAATAATGTATGATGACTTAATAAAAATACCTGAAGGTTCTCAAGGTGTTTTTGATGTTATTGTATTGCCAAAAGGACAGGGTGATATTGCAGCACAAAGAAAAGATGTAAAAAGAACCTTTTTATTGTATCATTAATAAGTATTTATCTTATATGAAAAAGCAAAAGGATATAAAAAAGCTATTATTTGAAAACATGGTTAAATTAAACTCTGATTTCAAAGTAAATGAAGGTGTTTTAAATCGTAGCGAAGACGAGTATGATAGAGAATATCAATTAAAGGCTGAAAAACTTAAAGCCGTTATTGATGAATTAATGAGAGAATACGATTACGAAGTGATTGATACACTATATAGACTGTTTGTTGAAAGAAAGCCGAGAGGACAGAACGTTCAACAAGATGTTCAAATGGTAGCTGAAGAATTATTAAAAGTATTTACCAAGAAAAAATAATCATGCATAACGAAGCTGAGAATAAGAAAAATCCAAGATGCTGGTCATGTAAATTCTGGTCAAAAAAGAACGTTTCTGACGTATTGAAAGAAGTTATTGAACCAGATAGCGTTGATGTTTCATCACTTCAAATGCACGATACATTATCTCCGCTTATTTGGGATGAGAGCGAGAAAATGAAACCTGAAGTTAGAAAAGCATTGCTGATGAATGCTAAAAGATTCATTGAGTTTAGTGATGTTGAAAATCTTAAATTCAATGACATTATGCTAACTGGCAGTATGGCAAATTTCAATTATAATGAAAATTCGGATTTGGATGTTCATATTGTTTTGGATTTTGGACAGGTTTCAGAAAATAAAGATTTTGTCGGTGACTTTTTTAAATTAAAAAAAACATTGTGGAATGATACCCTTCCAATTCAAGTGAAAGGACATGACGTTGAAATGTATTTTCAAGACAGTGCTGAACCACATCATGCATCGGGCACATATTCGCTATATAGAAATGAATGGATTAATAAGCCAACAAAGAAGATTGTAAATATTGATACTGCAGATGTTCAATTAAAATCTGCCGATTATATGAATGCAATTGATGATTTGGAAAAGCATGCTAATAGCGAAGATTTTTTGAAAAAATATGAAAAAATTAAGGATAAGGTAAAAAAATATAGACAGACCGGACTTGATAGAGCGGGTGAATACTCAGTTGAAAATCTCGTTTTTAAAGTTTTAAGAAATACCGGATATCTTGGCAAGATGATTGAACTTAAAAACGAATACTTAACACAAGAATTAAGTTTAAAGGAATTTATTGACAACGAATTATGAAAATTATAGTCACAAAAGAGCAATTAGCCGAGTTTGTTGAAAAGAAGAAAGCCGAAAAGGTTTTTTATGAGATTGTTGAAAATTTGCATAAAAATGCAAAATTTTTGAACGAAAGCATTTCACATAAGAAAGCTAACCAGTCTGTCATTGAAAATTACAAGAGAAAAAAATTAATAACCCCAAGGGTATATGAAATGCTTGTTAAGCACAAAATCATAAACGAAAACTATGAAATAATATGAGTTTAGTATTTTTTTGTTCTTAATTAAGTATTTATAAAAAAATGTAAAGTACATAATAGCTATTATAAAAATATAAAAATGAAGAATCATAGTTCAAAAGAAGCTTATTTCGAAAGGCTAAAAAACTTAGCAGAAGTAAACAAAGTTTCTGTAAAAGAATCAAAAACACGTAATTTGGGTACTTTAATTGATTATAAAAGAGCAGCAGACGGTGTTGCTTATGGCATTATCAAAGAAAACCATCACTACTATGTCAAAAAGGCTGGTTTAAAACAAGACCCAAATGTTGCTGATTTTGCATATATCGGTGGGTTGGCAAACATCACTGAATTCCAATACAAATCGTTGGCAGAAGCTGATAAGAATAGAAATATGTTATTTGCAACCATCAATGAAAGTGTTGGCAGCAAGTTAAACAAAAATGGTAGCAAGCTTTTAAAAGAAGATGTTGCTGGGCAAGAAATTGACCAAGCTGCAAGTAAAGTAGCTGATTTAGACGCTGCTACCGCAGACGCTGCTGCTGCAGATGCAAGTGGCGATGCAATGGCTGCTGCTGATGCTGCAGGTGATGCTGAAATGGCTGCTGGTTTAGATGCTGAACCTGCTGCTGGTGAAGAAGTTTCAGCAGAACCCGCTCCTGAAGGTGGTGAAGAAGCTCCTGCTGAAATGCCAGCACCAGAAGGTGGCGAAGAAGAAGTTCCTGCTGAACCTGCTCCTGAAGGTGGTGAAGGTGATGAAGAACCTGCTCCTGAAGGTGGTGAAGAAGAAATTCCCGGAGAAGAACCGGAAGGCGATGCTGCTGCAGATGCAACATCTCCTGAAGATGAAAAAAGTCTTACAGTAAAAGAAATTGAAAAAACGCTTGGTAAATTAACTGGTAAAATCAGAAAAACTGAATTAGAACCAAGCGAAGTCAAATCATATGTTAACTCATTCCTTGCTTCATTTAAAGACAAATTCGATGAAATTGAAATCGAAGACAGAAAAGCAATGGCAGACAAAATCCTCAAAGTTGTTCCTGATGATGAAGTTGAAGATTTAGGACAAAATGTTGAAGCAGGTGAAGAAGCTGCTGGCATTGAAGAAGAAGGTGTTTGTGCAGAATGTGGTGGTTTCGGTAGATATGCCGAATCAAGAGGCTATACCAAAGAATCTATTATGGAATGTGGCGAAGAAGAAATGGGTAGTTTGGTTAGTGGATATGCAAATGCATATAATGATGGTCAGAATGATGGCGACTTTAAAATGGTGGCGTTATTATTGAATCCCGAAATGCTTGAAAAATTAAAAGGTGATTATGGTCATGATGAATATGCAGAAAAACTTACTCCTTATGTTAATCAAATGAGCGAATCCAGTGAAGAAGACAAATTAGCTCAAATGAATGAACTTTGGGGTGGTTTGGGTGCTTTAGGTAAAGCAGCAGGTGCTGGTATTAAAAAAGGTGCTCAAGCAGTAGGTGGTGCAATTCAAAAAGGCGCACAAGCTGTTGGTCAAGCTGCACAGGCAGGTGCTGAAAAAGTTGGTCAAGCATATCAGGCAGGTAAAGAAAAGGTTGGTCAAGCTGCAACTGCAATTAAGCAAACATATCACGCAGGTGAAGTTCCGGGTGAAATCAAAAAACTTGAAACCATTGCTGCTGATTTAGGAAAACAGATTGCTGCATTAAATACCAGATTACAGAAAGCTGGTCAGCAACCAGTCAACATAAAAAGTATTTTAGCAACAATACAAAATCAAGTCGGTGCAAAAGGTAGTGCAAGTTTAGGTAAATATGGTATGGCTGCTGAAGGTACAGACCCAGCTAATGTTGAAGTTCAACCGGAAATGTTGAAAGAAGACGATGAAGTTGAAGAACCTGAAGGCGAAGAAGGAAAAGAAGAAGTTGGTTTCGCTGCAGATGCTGATGTTCTTGGCGCAGGTATTGCAAAACCAGATAGTGCTGAAGTTGAAATTGAAGAACCTGAAACTGAAAGTGGTGGAAAAGAAATTGAAATTAAAGATTCAACAGTAAACATTACTGTGAATGAAACAAAAAAGCAAAAAAAAGCCACAATGAGTGAATCTGAAGCAAAACTTAGAAAGTACATTCGTGCACGTTTACAGGAAAAGGTTGGTTTAAGGAAAGCGGTTTTGAATGAAAGCGAAAAATCACCAACAATAAAGAAACTTGATGCAATGATTGATAAACAATTCAAATTGTATGAATCTGTTGACGAAGGTTTTGGTGAAAAAATAACAGGAATGATGAACAAATTCAATCAAAGTGTTGAAGGTAAATTAAGAAAGCAAAAAGAATTGAAAGCAAGTATTGATGCTGACCCAAATCTTTCAAGAAGCGCATTGAAAAAAGCATATTCTTCTGAAATCATGTACAATGGTGGATTGGGAATTATGATTGATAGAGCAGCATTCCAAGATGTAATAAATGTTGCAAAACAAGCAGCAAATGACCCTGATGGATTAGGTAAAGTAAGTTCACAAGCAGGTAAGCTTATTTATATTCCCGCAAACAGAGCATAAAAAAATATTTAAGAAAATAAGAACCCGACTCAAAAAAAGTCGGGTTTTTTTGTAACAAATTTAATTCTTTATCGTATAATGCCGTATGAAAAGTAATATTAGAGAATACGACAGAATTAAATTTTTCAGAGGAAGTAAAAGGAAAAATGCTGAAATGGTGAGACTTGCAGAAGCACATCTCGATTTTGAATATCGTAGATTGCTAATACAAGAAAACGAACTTGACCTTCACGTGGCATTCAGCAAAATGATTGTTTGGAATTGGATTTCATGGATACTTCTGATACTTTCCATATTTTTCACAGAAAATCCAACAATCTTTTATGGATTAATGTTCGCATCCCTAACGTCACAAATTTTTTCATATAAAAATAAAAAACATTTCAAATTTGTCTTCAGAGCATACAATCTTGCACTTCTATTCGTTGATGCTGTAATAAAAAACGAATATGGTATTACAATGCCCGAAATATAATTTTTCGAACGGGTTTTTGTAGTATTTATGAAAAAATCGTGATATGAAAGATGAAGATTCAAAATTAAAATTAATTTTCATATTGAAAATTGGTTATAATTCAAAAGGCGAGGGGTTATATGAATTCATTTTTTCGGAAAATCCAGAAAATATTGATGTTGAAGGATGGTGCTGGGATATTTCACCCGCATGTGACAACGCATTACCGCCAACCGAAAAATATGTTAACGAAGTTTATAGTTTAAAAACAAGTACGTTTGATTTATTTTGCTTACATGAGGCTGTTGATAGAGAATACATGCATGGCTATCATACTATTCATGCGCTTGCATATGAAATCGAAAAACAGGTTGATGAAACTAATGACAGTAAGTATGGCGATTATGAAAAGATGTTTGAAAAAGAAGACGATGATTTGCCATTAATGGTATTTCATTATGGTATGACGCTTGGAAAAGTTAAAGAGATTTTAAATACAAGGAAAATTGTTCTGAAAAATAACGAATTTATTGAAGTCTCTTCGATAAAGTTTTAGTATTTATCCATAACTGATTGCCCACGTGGTAAAACAGTAAAGAAGACGTGGTTCATGAATACGTTTTCGGTTTAATTCTATACCTTTGGTGTGGAATCAATAAAGGTTTCGGACGCTGAACCCGCTAATCAGCGTTCATGAGTTCATCCCATCATTTGAGGGAAGGAAATCGAAAAACGGTATGCCAAGATGTGTATCGTTTTTTGCCTATCTTACCGGAATTGGAAGAAAAGGTTTCGAGGCGGGATAAATCAAGATATTTACCCCGCCTTGCGGTTTTTTATAAGGTAAGTGATTGCATTTTTTAATATTTGAACATCATCTTTTACGCTACCTAATAATAAATTACATCTTTTGCAGAGTAAGCCTCTAATTTCATTGGTGTCATGATTATGGTCAACGGCTAAATTAGATGTGTGCATTTCACGGTGCTCACCGCAAATTGCACAACAGCCATTTTGTGTTGAATACATTTTTTCGTATATTTCAATTGTTATTCCATATTTATTTTTTAATATGGATTTCATACTATTTAATTTTCTTCTGTCCTTATTTGCAATTTCATAATCTTTAACACGTTGTGCATTATTTATGCGCCATTGTTTTGTATATTCAGCATGTTGTTTTTTGTCTCTCATAAGGCACGATTTTTAGATAAATACTGAGCCTTACAAAAATGATGAAAACATAGTATTTATTTATAAAATATTATAAATGAGTATTAATGCAAATTTAAATATTGACCCCGAAAAAAAGAAAAAAGAACAAGAAGAAGATTCCCTATTTCCAGAACATGTACCAATAATTCCACTTGACCTTCAAAAAGAAAAGGAAAAAGAAGAGGCGAGAAAAAAAGCTGCCGAACTTAGAAAAAAAATTGGGAATGTTGAACCGATTGTTGTTACTGAAGAAGGATTAACAAAAAAAGCAAGTGAATTAACTCTTTTAGAGCAAAAACAAGAAATTGTTCGTTGTGCAACAAATCCTGTTTATTTCATCGAAACCTATTTAACCATTTTTGACCAGACTCAGGGTGCTGGTGGTATGATTGTGCCGTTTAAATTATTTGAATTTCAAAAAGAATTGGTTGAAACATATAAAGACAATCGATTTGTTGTTGCAAACAAATATCGTCAGGCTGGTATTTCAACAACCACTTGTGCATATATTGCATGGTACATAATGTTTAATAGGAACAGACAGGTTGCTATTGTTGCAGATAAACTTGAAACAGCACGTGACGAAATGATGGCTGACGTTGTTGACTTTATTGAAAGTTGCCCAAGTTGGCTTAGACCGAAAACCGGAAGAAATAGTGAGAAGAATTTGAAAGACACCCAGAAAATGAAAATTTATGATAATAATTCAAAATTAGGTGCTTTTTCATCAAAAGGTCTTCGTGGTTATACACCAACATTACTATTCTGGGATGAGGTTGCATGGACAGAAAAAGGTGATAAGTTCTGGACATCTGCAAAGCCTACACTTCAGACTGGTGGTGCAGCTATTTTCGTAAGTACTCCTTCTGGTCTTGATGCAGTATTCTATAAAACATTTATGGGTGCAAGAAGCAAAGAAAATAACTTTAAAGCTGTTGAACTTTGGTGGTATAATGACCCCAGATATAATAAAGATTTGGTTTGGCTGAAAAATAAAGGTAAGTCAAATGAAATAAAAATAGCTGACGAAAATTGGGATTATAAAAAACGCATTGATTTAATGACCGAAGGTTGGGAAGCAAGTTCTCCTTGGTTCGAAGCTGAAGTACGTGATGCAAATGGTGACATGCGTAAAATCGCACAGGAACTTTTGTGTTCATTCTTGGGGTCTGGCGATAACTTTATTGCTGAAGAATTTTTAAAGAGAATTGACGATAATGAAGTACAAGTACCTGTTCGCCAAGAATATAGTGATTTAAATCTTTGGGTTTGGGAAGACCCGTTACCGGGTGAAAATTATATTATGGCACTTGACGCTTCACCCGGACATGGTGAAGATAATTCAACAATGAACATGTTGAAGGTGAAAGAAATTATTGAAGAAAAGATAATTACCAAAGGCGATAAAGTAAAAAAGGTTAAGATAAAAAGGCATAGGTGTGAGCAAGTAGCAGAATATTATGGTAAGATAACTCCACAAATGCTTGCTGAAATTGCATATCAATATGGTAAAAGATATAACAACGCATATTGTGTTATTGATATAACTGGTGGTTATGGTGTACAAACAGTTGAAAAATTGATTGAATTTGGCTATCCCGATGAAAGCATTCATTATGCTGAAGTTACACACAAACCTTCAAGAGACAGGTTGCAGGGATATATCAAAAAGGGACAAAAGACATTGGGTGATGGTAGCGTAGTAACTGTTGATTTAATTCCCGGATTCTTCATTGGCAATAACCGTGCTTCAGTATTACTTGAAATGCAACGTGCTATTCACCTTGAAGATGTGATAATTAGGTCAGTGAGATTATTAAATGAATTAAAAACTTTCGTTACTGTTCCCGGAAACCGTGTTGCTGACCACAAGCGTTCGTTTCATGACGATTCAATTATGGGATTATCTATTGGCTTGTATGTGCTAAATTTCGATATGGCAAGATATAAGCAAAGCAAAAGTATGACAGAAAAAATGCTTAATGCAATAGTTACTGTAAATGATATTAAGGAAATCGAGAAGAAGAAAGATTTTAAGAATAAACCAATGATTTCACCGAACAGTACTTCACCAATGAATCCATACATTGCACATTCTTGGTTATTTAATGGATTGGATAAGAAAAAGAAAAATTAAATTGTATTTATATTTAAACAAGTTTTTCGTGACTTTTTCGAAAAACCACAGTATTTATAAAAAAATATAAAAATTTATAAAAAATGGCTGAAGAACAGAAAAAGGGTACTATATATCAACAGCTTAATAAAATGTTGAATCTGGATGGTTTTGGTTTTCAAGATGCACAACCTGCAATCTCACAAAGCACACCAGTAAAACAACCGCCAAAGGTTATTATTAAAGGTAGTAGTCCTGAAGAAGTAATGAGGAAGGGGTTGGAACTACAACAGAAAAAAGACCTTCAAAATAAATTTTTCAGAACCACTGATAGAGGTTTTCAAAAAGCATTACAATATGAAGCAGCCAGACTTCCCGCATATATTGATTATGAGGGTATGGAATACTATCCAATAATTTCAAGCGCATTGGATTTGTTTATGGAAGAAGCTACAACAATAGGTTTTAATGGAAAAATGTTAAACATTTATTCTAACAAGGAAAGAATTAGAACCATGTTGGAAGAATTCTTTTATGATACAGTTAATGTTAACGTAAACTTACCATTCTGGGTAAGAAACACTGTAAAATATGGCGATAATTTTGTTTTATTATATGGTGAACGTAAAAAGGGTATCACACATGTAAAACAATTGGTTAATTATGAAATTGAACGTTTTGAAAGAATACAAAATGGTAAACCAACTGTTAGATTTAGAGAAAGAATGACAGGAGATGAATTCAATGTATTTGAAATTGCGCACTTCAGACTTCTTGGTGATGATAAATATTTACCATATGGTTCATCAGTACTTAATAAAGTACGTAGAGTTTTTCGTCAACTTATAATGGCAGAAGATGCTATGTTAACATACCGTATCATTCGTGCTGGTGAGAAAAAAGTTTTCAAAATTGATGTTGGAAATATCGATGAAGACGATATTGAAGATTATATTTATAAAGTTGCTACTAAATTTAAAAAGGTTGCACAGGTATCATCAAATGACGGACAAATTGATTATCGTTTCAATATTATGGGTAATGATGAAGATTATTTTTTACCTGTAAGAAATGCAAATACTCAAACAGGAATTGAAACACTTCCCGGTGCTTCAAACCTTGACCAAATACACGACATCGAATACCTTCGTGATAATTTATTTACTGGTCTTGGAATACCAAAGCCATTCTTATCATTCCAAGATGCTGCGGGTGCTGGAAAAAATATGGCTCAATACGACATCCGTTTTGCAAAGAAAGTAAACCGTATTCAACAGGCAATAGTTCAGGAACTCAATAAAATGGCGATGATACATTTATATTTATTGGGTTATACTGGTGATGATTTAAATAATTTCCAAATAACTCTTACCAATCCTTCACTTCAGGCAGAACAAATGAAATCTGAATTGATGCGTGATAAAGCACAAACATATACTGAATTAACTCGTGGTGAAGGTGGTATTGCTGCAATGTCACATACTAATGCTAAGAGAAAATTGTGGAATATGAGTGATAAGGAAATTATTGATGACTTGAAGCAGCAGAAAATGGAGAAAGTTATTATGCAAGAACTTCAAGATTCTCCAGTTAACATTAAGAAAACTGGTTTGTTTGCAGATATTGATGCAAGATATGGTGAACCAGTTGAAGGAATGCCAATTGGCGGTGAAACTGGTTCTACTACTCCGGGCGGTGAAATGCCACCTGTCGGTGGTGGAGCACCTGCTGGTGGAGCACCTGAAATGGGTGGTGGAGCACCTGCTGGTGGAGCACCTGAAATGGGTGGTGGTATGCCACCTGAAGCAGCAGCACCACCTGCTGGGGGAGCACCGCCTTTAGCTGAAGGTAAGGGGAAAATGAGTACTGATGAATTCAATAGACTTGTTGAAAAGTTGGTTGGTGCTGAAACATCAGAACCGGAACGCAAGAAATCAGTAAAACATAAAAAAGTAATTAATGAGAATAACGCAATCGTTGAGAATCAGAATAAGAAAGCGTTAGAGATGGTCAATGAAATCAACACTTTACTTAATGCAGGTGAAAGTATTAATACACAGCATGGTGCGATTGATGGCGGTGAAGATGTTGATTTTGAAGAAATCGAAAATCTTGATTTAGAAGAGAAATAAATCTCGATTTGGGGATATGATTAACAAGAACGTTTATAATTATTTAGAGTATTTATATTAAATTGAGTCAAGCCATATGAAGAACATTAATATAGGAATAGTTAATTTGATGATTTCAAACAAGTTAAAGGATTCTTATTTTACTAACACTTTAATTGAGGAATCAAAGAAAGCAACGCTGGATTTTTTCAATGTCGTAAAAAATTCACCAATATTGCAACTCGAATTCAATGTTTTTAACAATCTTGAAAATAAACACATTGGAGATGATTTGGCTGCTACTCGATATATTGATAGCAACATTAAATTATTTGAAGTATATACTATTCAGGAAATTGACAGAGAACGTGAAAAGTTATTACCATTTATTTCTGAAACACAATTATCAATTGATGATAAAAGAGTTGAATTATATTCGGCAATTGATAAATTAATTACTGAATCGTTAACTGATTATAGTAATGTTGATGTCGATGCAATTCACGAATCATTCACTATTGTCTTAAATCATGTGAAGTCATCAAGAAATGTCATTAATGAAGATATTGACCTGAACACTATAAATGAAGAAATTATTGAAATTGCTGTTGATAAATTCAATGAAAAATATGAATCATTAAATGAAGACGACAGAAATTTGCTTCAAAAATTAATAAGTTCAACTGATAAGGAAAAAGAAGACTTACTTGAAACCTTCAAAAATGATACTTTGTTAATATTAGAAGGTCTGAATAAAGATATGGCAAAAGATAACATCACAAAAGCTATTCAGAAAATTAAGGAAATGGTGTATAATCGACAAAAAGCTGATGATGACATTATTAGCCTGTATGAATTGAAAAAAGAACTTCTTTAACCGAGTGTTGTATTAAACTTATCAAATTTAGGGTCTGGAGTTGTTCCCATTTCCAAAAATCCATAACCAAAATTAGTATATAGATTTTTAAATATTCTATATACATAATCAATTCCTTCATCTTCGTATGGTTTTCCACCCACATCTGGCTTTTTTGCTGCATTATCCATTGAAACAACATATGATGGATTAACGAGTGCCGGTCCTCTACTATATCCGAATAATGTACTACTTGCCAATCCATCACATTTGGTGGCGATATATTTCATGTATCTAAACTGTGCTTTAATCATTATTTCAGTATTGTCAATAATATTTTGATGCATTATCGGTCTATTTTTCTTACCCCGTATATTACCAACGTTATATGTATCAAAATTAAATTTATTGCCAATAACATTTAATGTGATTTTATCTATTTCAGATGATGTAAACAGTGGAGTTATATTTGAATGTTTATTTGTTATTATTATATCAAAAACCGCTTCACTCACAAATTGGCAAAGACCGGATGCTGTGCTGGTTAATGGATAGTTCCATGCAAAATATCCCGATTCTTGAAATGCTTGTGCCAATAAAACATTTGCATCCATTTCGTATATTTTACCATATTTATCATACCACAATATTAGTAGTTCACCAAATTCTTGATTTGTTGATATTAAATTACCTGAAGAATTTCTTATGTTGGCAGTCCAAATTTTACTTGGTGATGTTGGTGGGTCACAAAATGGTAGCACACCATCTGGATTATAATATTTTGAAGTGACATCGTTATATTTTTGCGCACTTTTACCTGAAAGTAATGATTTTTTACTGTTTGCACAATAATTTCTAACAAAACTTTTGCCTTTTTCAGTTAATTGTTTATATGCCATTGTTATTGGATTTTAAAATTATACATTGAATTAAATTGTGCTTTTTGTTCATTATCAACAACACTTGCTGCAGCAACAAGTTGACCACCTGACATTTCTTGTATGTTGGTTGTTCTTGATTCGCCACCATCATAACCCATAAATGCCAATGGTTGTGTAACTCTTGGGATGGGATATTTTAAAATTTTTGTGCCTGAAAACGATGTTGTCATTTTATTTGCAGAAATATCATGCTCGACACTCAATATGATATATGCACCATTGAATAATGGTATGTTTTCTAATTGAAAATATTGTGTTGGCTGTATCATCATATTACCCAACCCCGTTACTGTTGCTTTATATGACCTGTTTTCATATAAATTATACAAGTTTTGTCCTTTCGGTATTGCATGTTCTTTATTGTCGCCAGCTAATCTTGAAAGGATTTGTATAGATTCATTTGTTTCTGGATATTCTTTACTATCAATTTTAATGTTAGTAAACATTGATTGATTTTGTTCTCCAAATCTGACTCTAAATGCACGAACCGTATGATAAGGAAAGTCGGCATTTTCAGATAATTGATTATCATTTTTTGGGTATGGGGGGCATTCTTCTGTTGAAAAATCCTTCACATCCACATTACTCAAATCTTCAATACCATCGTTCACAAATCCATTTTGTACTGATGTGGGATAGCTTGAAGTACCGCCAATATACATGCACACAAATGCTGGTCTATCATCAATACTACCGCTTGTATCAATTTCAAAACATTCTTCCCATGAACCATCACCAATCATAAAATTTTGAAGTGGAAAGAATTCGAATCCATTTAATGATAATAATTGTGACAATACACTGAATACACTAACATTTGGGTCGTCAAATAAATCTATTAATATTTCGGCATTAAGCATAGTATCACCCGCAGGATTCATTGCTCTATCAACAAAAACAAATGAATCGATTAATTTTTTATTTTCCCTATTAAATGGATATCCCCAAGTTTTTGTGTTTGTAGGACCTGTTAGCCATTTGTCATTAATGTTTTTAAATGAATAGTATGTTTGCGTAATAACATCCTCATCATTTTTTTTCTTATTATCTTCATTTTCTTTTTTTATTGCATCGGCTCTTTTATTCTCAATTTGATTATACAATTCATTTAAGAATTTTGTAAAATATTCTTCATTGATACGCTGTTTAGCTTTACCCATATCGGTGTCGTCATCATTCATTGATTTAATTGATTGATATGTGTCGGGATAATCGTTAGACATTTTAAATGTATTCTGACTGAAAACAATTAAATTAACTCTTTCAATAAGTGATTTTAGCAATAATGGATAATATCTTGTATCAACGTCAACATCACTTTCCGGGTCTAAATAACTTTTATATACCTTATATTTATTTGTTTCGGTATTTCCAGTAACTGCATAGTATAGTTGTTGAAAGCGTATTAGTGTGTCATAATATGCCCCATTACTACTACCATTACTAAAATAGTCAAGGAATTCGTCACGAAATTTTTGCTTATCTTTGTTTGATAGATATTTGTTTACATCTGAATAATCACAAAGAATGAGCACACTTCTATCATAGAAATATTTACCAGTTCCACCAGTAAAATATTCGACAATTTCGTTGCCCCAACCACTCATAGAAGCATCAACTAATGCACCAATATATAATGCCAAATATTTTGGAATTTCTATTGCTGCAGGTGTTGTAAACACCAAATCATTTAACCCACATGGAAATCTATTAAACACACCTAATGCATTTCCGAAATTTGATAAAATAAACAACGCACTTAATTTTGAAGGAGTTTTTATAATATCTTCATAAATTAAATCATCAAAATATTTTTGTTGCCCATCTGTAAAATATCTTGATGATAGTTGATTTATCCACACATCGGTTATTTTTTCGAATTTTTTTAAATTACTACTAACAGCACCACTTGAAAACTTATCCAGATATGCATTTCCCCCGGAGATTAGATTGGTATAATCATAATCAACACGTGGAAAATATTCTTCAACATTTCCACCATATGTCCCATACGATGTTGGAGTGTATGTACTATAATCAACATTGGGATATTTTAATGTGGGAATAGACTTATAGCTTAAATATCTGGTAATTAAATTATTTCCATCACTATCGTTAATATTTTCTTTAGCTATCTGACCATCCGCTTTTAATTTTTTATCAACAATATATAATGTATTCTGTTGTGTGAATTGATAATATACTTCTTTTTCACGTTGACTTAAAAATTTCCACCATTTTCTTTTTTTTACATCGGATTTAAATCTATCAATTGGCTTTTCTGAATTTTCATTTACTGTCTGAATTTCCAAATCGCTATCGAACAATATGTTAACACCAAGATACTCTGGATTACTTTTATCAATATATGCTGGCTCGTCACCAGTTACTCCATCAATATTTGTTTCAGTATTATCTGGAAATCCATACCATTTTGGAATTTGTTTTTCCAACTCCAAATAAAAGTCAGGAATATTATTTCTATATTTATTGGAGAATTCTCTTAAATTATCAATATAGTTCGAATTTATGGCAGATGATGCTAAATTAATCGCTTCCGAAGTAGCATACATTTTAACATATTCTGATGCGGTTTGACTATTTGTGTTTGTTGAATAGAAACTATTGGGGATAGAACTCTGAGATAAAATATAAAATCTTTTCAAAACAATTTCAAACACTTGTCCTATTCTTTTAAGTTCTGATGTATTAATTGCATTTGTTCTAACGTCAACATCATAATATGGACTTTTTGCATTAAATGTACCAAGTTTTGAGTCAAACGGTGATATTGGAATCCATTCATATGTTCCATCATCATTTTGGCTTTCTCTCATATTTGCCAAATAATCTAATCTTGCTTGTGTGAAAAATGTTTGAATGAAATCATTAACAAAATCAATTTCAGGAAATGGTGTCAATGTTTTTTGGCTTATTCCTATTGGTGCAATTTTTTCTTCCTTATTACCACCGCAAATTGTTTTTTCGGTATTAACTACTAATGGAAATGCATATATTTTACCAGTATCACCCGGTATAATATCTTTATAACCATAACCCAAAATTATTCTTTTATTTGTCTCATCATTATGGTGTTCATTTTCAGCTTTTCTTGATGTTATTCTTAATTGCTCGAAAAATCTGTCAACATCATTTAAAATTATTTTAAATATATTATATATGGTCGGCATCATACCAAGTTTTTCAAACACCATTTCATTAATTTTGGTGGTTAAAACTTCTGATAGTTCAACTCTTCTTTTATTTAAATTAATTCTTTCTTTATACAGTGTTAAATAAAAATCGGTTACATCAATACCAACATATCTTGTTGTTTTTTCACGTACACTTCTATTTATTACATTATAATAATTGTTAAATCCAATTTTTGAGATTGTTGGTTCGAGCTTACTGTTTAAAATACCAAGGCTGTTTGCCGTATTTTCAATCAATTTTTTTGCATATTTATCATAGGCATCATTCACATCATTAATAAACTGTTGATTCGATATTGTTGCCCCAGATACTGTTGGAGCATAACTTTCTTGATTATATTGAACAGGTATTATGATATATAATCTATCTTCCATCTTTTCTGGAATATCATTAGTGGAAAGTTCTTTAATCTTTTGGTCATATTCAGACAAAATGTTTAAAGGAATTATTGGTTGATTTTCTTCGATATCGTCCACGCCATCAGGAGTATTATTAGCTTTCATGATAAGATACGATGTCGGTAATTTCAACAGATTAATATCGCCCCTATAACTTTGCAACATACCTATCATATTATCAACATCATTAAGTCTTGTTGTCGTTCTATCATATTCCTTACTATCACCATCAGTTTTAGTTTTTTCAGTTACTGCTGTATATAAATTTTTCAGTTGTGTGATTAATGCAAATGTGTTTGGTGGTTCTGCTTCAGTAGATGGTGATATTTCAACTTGCGGATTAGTCATCAACGCTGTGTTGACCACATATCTAAATAATACGTCAGTGAGTGGCGCAAACGTTATTGCAACAAATTGTGCATCAATCACAAAATTTCCACTATCTGATTGAAATTCAGAAGTATATTTAACCAAATGTAATTTATATCTTAACGTTTTGCCGTAATATCCTTTAAGAGATAATTCAAATATTGGGGGTGGAAAGTCAAAAAGTATTCGATATGGTGAACCTTCTTGGTTAAAGAATGATAATCCTCTTAAATCAACAAATTGTATGTTGACTTGCGGTATAAATGATGAATTAACGATGACTTTAATGTTGGTAATGCCAAAACTTTCATATTGAGCATGCATGCCAGTGCTGCCATCATAATAATTGGTGGTAAATTTTAAATAATTGGGATTATTATCCCCCTCATTTTGATTTATTCCCACGAAATTAACTTCTTTTGGTTTTTCAAATCCAGTTTTAAATGTTCCTTGACTCACATTACCATCATTTGATGTAACGATAACTGTTCTTGCCTTACTTTTCGCTTTTAATTCGGCAAAAATATACATGTCCTGATATTGTGGAATTGCATTTACATTATCGTTACCCTTCTTTCGAGTATTGATTTCGTTGGGGTCGATTAAATTTACATTACCTGCCATTTCATTGATTTTAAATATAAATACCCTGTAATGAAAAATGGATATTTTCTCGTATTTATTATAAAACAAATTTCATGTCGATGTTACATATGATATTAGCACAAATTCAGCATCCAATTTGGTATTACAACGCATTCTTCTATCTCTTTGTTGCGTTAGCAATAGTATTTGCTATCGTAGTTCTGAGCTTTATAAAAACAATAAAGCTAAAAACTGCTGAAGTAAAGACATTGCAACAGCAATATCTTGCAAGAGTTGATAATATTAGAAAAGAACATGCTGAGACATTGGAAAGATTGAGACTGGAAATGCTTAAACGTGAAGAAGAAAGAACCCGTCAGTGGATTGAATCTGAAAAAGAAACATTGCACGTATTAAACGGTGTATCTAACCTTTTGGATTTGAAAGAAAAATTAGACCATTCAGATTCGATGAAAATTTTGAATAAGTTTGATGAGCTTCTTACATCCATAAATAAAACCGAATAATTATTTCAAGTCATATGGCAATGGGTAAAATAGAAAAACTTAAAGAAGTTAATGAAAATCTTAAAAATCTTTTAATTCAAATGGAAACACGTATGTTTATTGAGAACATTAACGTGTCAGAACCAATGAAAAACAGCAAAGAAGAAAAGCCAGCAGTTATTACTGTACCAAATCGATAATTAGAACTATTTATATTAAAGATTGTTCAAAATGAGTAAGATATTTAGGTTGAGTGAAAGTAAAATACTGCAAGCTGGCGAATATGGTTTTGGGATTTTAATTGAACATGATGCTGGCTATATTAATAGCGATTTAAATCCTACAATGATAAATGAAGGATTTGTACTTAAACCAAACGAACCAGTATTAATTAATTGTATTTTACAAAAGTGGGGTGTTAAAAATAAAAATGGACGTGTCTATCCAAAAGACGTTTTAGTTCCCCAAGTTCAATCATACCAGCAATTAGTTGACACAAATAGTGCTGTATCAGAAGCTGACCATCCAGACTCATCTATAATTTCACTTCAAAACATTTCACACATGATTACTAAAATGTGGTGGGGTAGGGGAGAACAAAGCAACGTATTATTCGGTCAGCTTAAAATTATAGTATCTCCGGGTTATATTAAATATGGTGTCGTTTCTGTTATTGGTGATAAGATTGTTCTTTACTTACAGAATAAAGTTAAATTAGGTATTTCCTCACGTGGTGTTGGTACACTTAAAGAGGTTAATGGTGAAAATCTTGTTCAAAACGATTTCGAACTTATCGGTTTCGACTTAGTTGCAACACCAAGTACACCGGGTGCTTATTTATTTCCAGAGCAAAGTGGGTTGGAATTTGAAGAAGGGTATGTTAACAAAAATGGAATATTGATTAAGGAAGAAGAAAGTAAGATAATAAAAGCAATAGATAAGTTCTTATTATAAGACAGATTCTATGTGCCAAAATATAAATATAAAATTTTGAATTTGCAAGAATTTTATTAAAAATAATACTTTTTTGCGAAAAAGATGTATTTATATAAAAATTATAGTATTAGACACGAGATTTTAGGAACATGGCAAACGATAAAAAATCGATAGTAAAAGAAGCTTTAACTGATTATAATGCAATCAGAGAGGCTGCAGAAGCTAATGCTAAGAAGAAATTAGCGGAAGAATTTCCCGATAAATTCAATAAACTATTAAAGGAAGAATTAAATAAAAATAAATCAACCAAAGAGTCTTATAAGAGAATAGACGAAAGCAAAGAATCGAAAGATGACGTTGAATCAAATAATGATACTGTTATGAAACAAGAAAAAGAGGCTAAAAAAGCCGTAAAAGAAACCGCAGGAGAAGGTAAACCCTTCGGAGAAAAAGCAAAACAAGTGGCACAGGTAGAAGAAGATGTAAAAATCATTGATACCGTTGGTGATGGCGACCCATTCGATGAGAAAGCTAAAGGCGAAAAAATGGTTGATGAAACTGTAAAAGTTACAGATACTGTTGGCGATGGCGACCCATTCAAAGAAAAAGCAAAAAAAGCTCAGAAACCACTTCAAACAGAAAACCTTGACATGACAGGACAAAGCGTTGATAGTGTTGGCACTGCAATAGAAGGTGCTGGTGAAGAAGACGAAATCATTACAATGGATGAGATTGAAGCAGAAATAGCAAATATGGAAAATCTTGATGAAAGAATTACCGATTTTACTGAACCTTCTTCTCCTTCATATATGGATAAAGGCAATAAAGGTGTTGCATTCGACCAGCTTGTAAGTATGAGAAATCAAATCGATGAAATGATTAACTCATTCAAACCAGTTGATGAAATGCATGCTGCAGGTCAGGAAACATTTGGTAGTGATGGTCAGATTGATGCTCTACACAATCAAGGTCCTACTGAAAAATTAATTGATGAACTTCAATTGCAGCCGGATGAAATGAGTCCTGCTGATTTACAAGAAGAAGCTCCAATTACCGATGCTGACGTTGAAGCAGTATTGGGTGCAGAAAAGGAAGTTGATGAAGCACATGGTGTAACCTATGCAAAAAGGAGACCAATGCCGGGTAGAGTATTGCCGGGACAAGAATATTTGAGTCAGGGCGAAAAAGACCAGTCACCGGAAGCGATTAAAGAATCGAAAAAACTTCAGGGTTTAATCGATGAAAACAAGAAGTTGACGAAGAAAGTTAATGAAACCATTAAATTCAAAAAGTCAGCTACAACTTTGATTGAAAGCTATAAGACGGCACTTGAAAAGTATCGCACACAATTGAAAGAAATGGCAGTTTTCAATACCAATTTGGCACATGTAAATAACCTTTTGGTAAATGAAGAATTGGCATTAACTCAAGAAGATAAGATTAAGATTATCAACGAATTTAAAAAGGTTGATAGTATTGCTGAATCACAGAAGAAGTACAAAGCAGTCCTTTCAGAAATGAAGGAAGGTAAGAAAACTTTAACTGAAGCTATTGAAGATAAAGTAGCAGCCTCAGTTGCTCCATCTTCAAAGCAGAAACTTGATGAAGCAAAAGAAGTAACAGCCTATGAAAACAATGAACATCTCAATAAAATGAAGAGAATCATTGAAACCATAGAGAAAAGAGGCAAAAAAAATAATTTGTAATTAAATAAAACATTAATACAATGGGATTTTTAATGGAAAGTGCCGAAGTTGGTAATATTGGATTAAAACAACTTCGTGAACAAAGAGAAATAACAACCAACCGTTGGGAAAAAATCGGTTTGTTGGAAGGTCTTGAAGGTAACGTAAAAGAGAACTGCGCACAGCTTTTCGAAAACCAGTTATCTTACATGATTAACGAATCAACTGATTCTGCAAGTTCAGGTCAGTTCGAAACTGTTGCATTCCCTGTAATTCGTAGGGTATTTGCAAAATTGCTTGCAAACGACATCGTTTCAGTACAGGCTTTAAACTTGCCTATCGGTAAGTTGTACTTCATCAATCCTAAGACTTCTGTTAGGGTTGCTCCGGCTGGTCTTGAGCATACTTCACCTAATGGTGCTTATGGTAATGCTGCTGACCTTGCTTTATCAGCAAGAACTCAGTTCGAAACTCGTTCATTATACGATGCATTCTATGCAACCGAATATAATGACGAAGGTTACTCATTGTTTGACCGTTCAAAAGGTGAAATCACTGTTATTACTGGTAACACAGTTGCAGTTCTTGATTCATCTTTGAAATTCGCTACTTTAACCATATCTGGTTTCAGTACTTCAAACGATGGTAAACTTATCGGTCCTGCTGGTGTTCCTATGGACACAGAATCATTCCTTGCTGGTTTGAGAATTTTTGCAAGTGCTGATTTACTTGCTCCTACTACTGCTGATTCAATTCCTGCAGGTAGTGTTATTCCTTTCAATGTGAAAGTTCAGAAATACGGACAGGGTATCGTTAGCAAAACTGGCGATGTTGTTGTAGTTGCTGACTTAACATATCCGGGAACTGACGGCTATCAGGCACTTAGTGGTGTTAGCACAGGCGTTACTTTCAGTTACGCTTACAGAGTATACAGCGACCTTGAAGAAGATTCAAAAATGGCTGAAGTAACTTTCGTACTTGACCAAGTTACAGTATCTGTAGAAACACGTAAAATGCGTGCTATGTGGACACCTGAACTTGCACAGGACGTTAGTGCATTCCACAACATTGACGCTGAAGCTGAGTTAACCGCTCTTCTTTCAGAACAGATGGCTGCAGAAATTGACCGTGAAATCCTTCGTGACCTTAGAAGGGGTGCTGCTTGGACAACAAGATGGGACTACAATGGTCTTCGTAAGCAGACTACTGGATACTACGGTGTTCAGAAAGACTGGAATCAAACATTGGTAACAAAAGTTAACCAGATTTCAGCACAGATTCACAAAGCTACCCTTCGTGGTGGTGCTTCATGGGTAGTTGTATCTCCTGAAGTAAGTGCAGTATTCGATGACCTTGAATACTTCCATGTTAGCAACGCTGCTCCTGAACAGGACAAGTACAACATGGGTATCGAAAAAATCGGTACACTTAGCGGACGTTACATCGTATACCGTGACCCGTATGCTCCTGCAAACACAGTACTTATCGGACATAAAGGTACATCAATCCTTGAGACTGGTTACATCTATGCTCCTTATGTACCAATGCAGTTGACTCCGGTTATGTACAACCCATTCGATTTCACACCGATTCGTGGTATCATGACTCGTTATGCAAAGAAAATGGTTCTTAACCGTTACTACGGTAGAATTTTCTGCGATGGTTTAACAACCTTCGGAATTGGCGACTTGAGATAATCAAAGCTCGATAAATAAAAAAGGGACTGAATTCAGTCCCTTTTTTTTATTCTTCATCATCAGGTATTTGAATCAATTTAATTACATCAAATCCTTCTGCTATATTTTTATACGATTGAACCCTTTCGTTTAATTTTTTATACGTTCTATATAGCAGTTCCTGAATCTTATCCAAGTCAATTTCTGTTGAATATGATTCTTCACAAAAGTCCACCCATTCTTTATTATGTGGTTTAAATTGTCCAATGAATTTAATTTCATCTTTTTGTGGCTCAAATTTAACCAGAATTCTTTGATTGGGTATTGGAAGTTTTTTATTGGCTACAATATCAACTTCCTTTCCTTCAATTTTAATTATCCATTCCATATTATTAAGATTCGTCAGTCCAATTTCTATCAAAAATTAATTCAAGTTTTGCCCTTGTATATGCAACATATTCCAAATTCTTTTCTTGAATGTATTGCCAAGATTTGGTATTTTGCATTGGCAATAAGTCCGGGCGTACTATAAATACTCGGTTTGCTTCCAAACCTTTAATTTTGTGCACAGTACTTAAACAAATACCCTGTATTTCATCAGTAAAAATAGTTCTGATTTTACTTTTCAAGTCTTCCACGCTGTCCGAAAGTCCTGCTAAGAATAACAAAGTTGTTACTTTATCTTCAAGTGCCACATATCCACTATGCTCACGTGGATTAATAACACCACTTGATTTTAACTCTTTACGAAATTCAGCCAACTCATTTTCCCAAAAATTAACAAGTTTTGGAAGATTATTAATTTTACCAATTAAGTCAATAAGTTGTATTCCAATATCAGAACCTTTAATAATAGCTTTTTTGCGCTGAGTCAGAAATTCAAAAAATAATTTTACAAGTGGCATTGTAGTTCTACAAAGAACAAAATCACCGCTTTGTGCCTCAGTAAGTACATCGCCATCCCTTACTTCACCGTCCGGTGCATCAGGAAGTGCTTTAATATCTGGCACAATTTCTTGTGCTTTTTTTATTACATTTTGTGAGCATCTGAATGACACTGAAAGTGGTAATGTTTTGGTGTTTGGAAACTTTTCGAACCATTCAAATGATTTTTCATCGGCAGCATTAAATCCATAAATTCCCTGAAAAAAATCACCGACAGTGATTAATCTGCCAGTAAGTTTTCCAGTCACCCTGTCTTTTTTCAAGACCTTTTCTATTATTTTGATTTGGCATCTGTTCAAATCTTGAACCTCATCAACAAACACATAATCCTGTGGAAACATCCATATACCATTATCAACTGCAGGTAGATAAATCATATCGGTATAGTCAAAGCTTTTTCTATCACTTGTTGCTTCATCAAGTACTTTAAGTACTCTTTTCACATCCTTTGGTTTACTGATATTTATATCGTATCTTTCGGCAACATATGGTACAAACTCCGGTTTTA